GGAGGACAACCAATGAAACTTTTGTGTAAGCTGTTCGGGCATAAGTGGTCGGAACGAAGATATATGTATGGGCCATTTGTTGACGGAATCAAAACAAGGCCTTACAAAAAATGCTTGAGATGCAATGAGTTCGCATGGGATTTCAACCGCTCAGCCCTTGACGAGTCAGAGAACGTGTTCCATGAAAAATGGCTTGATAAACATATGGATTGAGGTGGAAAGTGCATAAAAAAATAAGAGACTACTTGACAAAATTTGTTATATTCTTAGTTGTTTTCATGACTACTTCTAATATGATTGGTATGTTTTTTAAAAATGCAACAACTAGCGAATGGATTTTAACTATTGTTATTTCTTTAATCGCAGCATATCAAAATATGGATTGAGGTGGAGATGAAAAAATTTAGATTATATAGCAGTTCTTTTGTATCTGACGGACAAGAGATGTCATTATCAAGGATTGCTCATGCTGACAGCTATGCAGATGTTATCGAACATATTGAAAGTGAAGCGGGTTGGTGTGTTGCAAATGATTGTGCTTTCAAAGTTGCCTATATCGAGGAGGTTGTGGAATGATTCTGATTATAAATATGATATCATTCATACTTTCGTTACTAGCAATCATCATAAATATTTGCATTATTTTAAATAGGAGAAGATAAAGAAGGCTTTATTGAACGCAAAAAAAGCCCAAATCAAAGATATGGGCTTTGAGGGATAACAAGTTAACGTGATGATATATCCGTGCAAGATGAACACGGCCTAATTTGAAGTGATGGATAAGTTCTACGAATGTATTCCATTGCTTCGATATCATTTTCAAAATCCCCATCAATAAGATATGAATCATTAACTTTTGGGCGATTAGGGCAAGTTCCCTTGTGTACTTCATGATAATCACTGAAGTCACCACTTTTATCTACGACATAGCTCATGAGTTAGTCCTCCTTCAAATAGTTTGTATTGGTTGTACAATTTTATTTTAAAACTATTGCTAACCAAGTACAAGCAATATGATTTAAATAAAAGGAAATATAAAAAAGCCCAAGCTGACCTAGCTTGAGCGAAATACTGAACAATATTGCGAATTTTTTTGGTCTTAAATATTATAGCACATATAACTATAATTCATACCAAAATAAAAAAACCCGAACTGACCAGGTTCGAGTTATATGTTCTAGGTTTAAATTTTATTCTTAAAATTTAGGTCTACTACATTATACCATAATAAAAATAAGTTATAACAAAAAAGCTCGAGTTGACCAAGCTTGAGCGATTGTTGTAAAAATTATTAGTTAATATTAAATGGTCACATTTATTATACCACTGATTAATTGACAACTATAAAATTTGATTTATTAAAAAATCTTTAATTATAACAAAATGCCCGAACTGACCAAGTTCGAGCGAAATACTGAAGAATACTGCGATTTTTATTTTTGGTCATCAACATTATAGCACACAGACCAATAATTTATTCCAAAATAAAAAAGCCCGAATTGACCAAGTTCGAGCTTCGCATGTAAAAAATAACACTTTTTCATTTTATTTTGTGGTCACACATATTATATCATACTGAGCTAGGAACTCGCTAAACTCAACTGGAGGGAAATATGCCACAAGAAATTACTGTTGATTTTTCAGAACAAATCGCTAAAACACAAACTAAAATTGATAGGCTTCAAAAATTGATTCATCATGTTAGAAATCAAAAGATTGTTTTAGATGATTTTAAAACGAATCATATACCTAGGGATACAAAATTTGAATTAAACTTGGGAGGAGTTTTAAAATGTTCCGTTAAGATTAATGTTGGAACGCTCATCCCTTTGTTGGAGCAAAATATCGAAGATAATGCGGATCTTATCCATGAGTTGGCTAAAGAACTTGGAATTGATATTAAGTAAACAAAAAAGCCCGCTGGGAACGGGCTTCGGCATGATTATATCTAATACTATTATACCACAGACGGAGGAATCTTTTAAATGGCGGATAGATTAGATTTGTTATTAAGTGACTACATGACTGGAATGCTTCAAGTTAAAATTAATTCAAGAGAACGCTGGATCACTCGTGAGAAACATGAGGAAAGAATCGGAAGTGGTGGGAGTAGTTCAAACACTGCACCACAAGAGCGCAACTATTTGATTAAAGAAGCTGACAAAGAACTTGGTAGACTTAATGACCAGAAACAAACGCTTGATGAATTAATGGAAGTTATACAAGGAACAATTGTAAAGGATGTTATTATCGCTAGATTTAAACATCGGTTATCTTGGTATAAAGTGGGAATAAGAGTTTGCTTAGATGAAGACGCTGCAAGAAAACAATACGTATCATTTAAGAAAACATTGAGGGATGGATTATGGAGAAATACTTTGGACTGATTTTGCGTTCCGTTTTTGACCCGTTTTTAACCCGTTTATTTCCTGATTTACATGCGATAATGGTAGCATGAAGTTATCAGCGAAAGCAAACAAAATGTAATTCGTTCGGTTGGATATACTTCTATTGTTAGTGGCTACTTTACGTAGCGAGACGTTGCTGGACGATAAAACCAGTGTAGCAAGAGAGAACACTGAAAAGTGTGGCTGAGGGGCTAGGTTCGATTCCTAGACTTGCTATATCCAACATTATTTGGGGCTGATAATACTAGTACAGTTTCCGAATAATATTAATAAGTCAGTGCGGTTGGATCTGACAGCAAGGAACAGAAACGACTTCGCTAATAGAAGTTATAGAGTTCGAGCCTCTATCTTGCTATTATATTTTATTACAGGTTGTCCAATGGGCAGCCTTTTATTGTTGGATTCACAAATAAGATAGGAGGGAGGTATGAAACTTACTGAAAAGCAGAAGAGATTTTGCGATGAATATATTAAGTTAGGAAACGCTAAAGAAGCAGCAATAAATGCTGGATATAGCAAAAAGACAGCGAAGTCTATGGGGGCTGAAAACCTTACTAAACCTGACTTAAAAAAATACATTGATGAACGAATGGAACAGCTCGCTTCTGAGCGTATTATGAGCGCACAGGAGATACTTGAAAGGCTTAGCCTTATAGCTAATGCAAAAATAAAAGAAACGGTTGTAGTAGCCAATGCAGATGGTTATTCGGAAGTTGAGAAACCTCCTGACTTTAAGGTTCAAATACAAGCAATGAAGGAACTTCTTAAACGTTATCCTGGTAATGATAAATTACTTGAACAAACTCTTCGCAAACTTACTGCAGAAGCTGATATTGCTGAATTCAAAGCTGCAATGATACAATCTGCAACTGATAAATCAACTGAAGAAAAATTGGATGAATTGCTTGGTAAGATTAGTGAGGTTATAGATGATAAGTAATATTTACAGCAAAAAACAAATCCATGTTTTAAAGCAAACAGTAAATAAAGATTGGTTCATTGCTTTACTTCATGGTGCTAAGCGTTCAGGTAAAACAAAGATGAATAATGATTTATTCTTGTTTGAATTAAGACGTGTTCGTAAAATAGCCGATGAAGAGGGTGTGAAGGAACCTATGTATATCTTGGCTGGTGTTTCATCAAATACAATAAATAAGAATATCTTACAAGAACTTTATAATATGTACAATATAGAGCCCAAGTTTGATAAGCATAACAACTTTAAATTATTTGGTGTAAAAGTAGTTCAAGCATACACTGGAAATATCGGTGGAGTTGGTGCTATTCGTGGTATGACTGCTTATGGAGCGTATGTCAATGAAGCTTCACTTGCTAAACAAGAAGTATTTGCTGAAATTGTTTCTCGTTGTTCAGGTAATGGTGCAAGGATTCTCGCAGATACTAACCCTGATAATCCTGAGCATTGGTTAAAGAAAGAATATATAGATAAGCCTAACGAAAATGTTAAGGCTTTTCATTTTGAATTAGATGATAATACTTTCTTATCTGAGAGGTACCGTGAAAATATCAAGGCAGCAACGCCAAGCGGTATGTTTTATGACCGTGATATAAAAGGACTTTGGGTATCTGCTGACGGTGTGGTTTATCAAGACTTCGATAGCAACAAACATTATATACAATCCAAAGACTTACCTAAACTATCAACATTCTATTGCGGTGTTGACTGGGGTTATGAACACTTGGGTTCAATTGTTGTTATCGGAGAAACGGACGATGGAACAGCTTATTTAATCGAAGAGCACGCAAAACAACATGAAGAAATTGACTATTGGGTAGATATAGCAAAAGAGATTCAAGAACGTTATGGTTCAAGAGTCCCCTTCTACTGCGATTCTGCTCGTCCTGAACATGTTGATAGATTCAAACGAGAACACATTGAAGCGTTTAATGGAGACAAAGCACGTTTAACTGGTGTTGAAGCAGTCGCTCGTAGGTTTAAGAAAGATAAATTATTTATTTGTAGAGATAAAGTCGAGAAATTCCCTAATGAGATTTATCAATATGTTTGGGATGAAAAAAAGGGAGAACCAATAAAACTATTTGATGATGTACTTGATTCTTTGCGATATGCGATTTATAGCAATGAAGTTAGAAACGGTAAGACAGCTGAAATAGTCAATAAAGTAGGTTTTGGTTTTTATTAAGGAGAAACATGGCAATTAAAATAAATAGAGAGATGGCAGGCGACTTAAACAACCCATCTTCTGAATTGCTTAATCATTGTATTAATCAGCACCAAAGTGACTTTTGGCGTTTAGAAAAACTATCTGATTATTACGATGGCAAGCAAGACATTTTAAAACGAACAAAAGATAATGCTGCAACACCTAATAATAAAGTTGTTGTTAATCATGCAAAGTATGTAACTGATATGAATGTTGGTTTCATGGTAGGAAATCCAGTCGCTTATACAAGCAGTGATGATATTCAATCTATTATTGATGCTTATACAAAAGTTGATATTGTTTCTCATGATACTGAACTTGAAAAAGATTTGTCAGTATTTGGCATAGGTTATGAATTAATTTATATGAATCAGGAGCCACAAACTGGGAAAGTATTTGCTGACATTAAATGTATTGATCCACGAGGGATTTTCCTTGTTACGGATGATACGATTGATACCAACCCTTTATTTGCTGTACATTATCAACCAGTATATAACCTTCAAGGAGCTGTTGATTATTATCTTGTTAAGTACTATAACGACAATAGAGTATTGACATATAGAGCGGCTTCTATTGGTTTCGGAGATTATCAATTAATTAAAGCACTACCACATTATTTCAAGGCGGTACCTGTTATTGAATACCGTAACAACGAAGAACGACAAGGAGATTTTGAGCAAGCAATTAGTTTAATTGATGCTTATAACTTGCTTCAGTCTGACAGATTGAACGATAAAGAAGCTTTTGTTGATGCAATTCTTTTTATCCGTGGGTTTACCTTAAAGGATGGAGATGGTGCTAGGTTAGCAAAAGAAAAGATGATGCAGACATCATTTAAACCTGGTGAAGTAGATGCTAGTTATCTCACCAAACAAATGGATGAAAATTCAGTGGCTGTCTTGCGTGATGCATTACTCGAAGATATTCATAAAGTGACTTATGTGCCTAATATGAATGACAAAAACTTCTCGGGAAACGTTTCGGGAGAGGCAATGAAGTACAAGCTCTTTGGATTGCTACAGCTTATGTCAGTTAAAGAGCGGTATATGATAAAAGGTCTAAGACAACGTTTGATTCTCTTCGCCAATTATTTAGAAATAAGCAATAACAATGTTGATATTGATGGTATTAAGATTAATCTCAAACCTAATTTACCAATCAATACAACTGATATTATTAATCAAATCGTTCAGGCGCACCAAGCAGGGATTTTACCTCTCAAAGTGTTGCTTTCATGGCTTCCAGATATTGATAATGTCGATGAAGTTCTTGAACAGTTACAAGAGGAAAAAGAGGAGGCTATCGAAATGAATCAGAAAGCTATGGGCGTTCAGTCAGAAGAAAGCCACTCTAATCTCGATGATCCACCAGATGATAATGAGGAAGGCAGCAAAGATGGAAATAATAAACAGAAAGATGAAGGTAAATAAAATGGAATTTGAATTTAGTGACAAAACTATTGAAATGCTTGGTAAAATGAGTGCAGCTTTGGCTGGACAAATTCAAAAAGACTATAAGCTTGATGAATTAAAAGACCTTGAAACGAAAGAGGCATTTGAAGACCTGGCAAAAATGTATAAATATCTTTATTATGGGCTGATTAAACAAGGGTTTGACAAAACAGATGCTATGCAAGCAGCTACTCGAATGCTTGGTATTAGTAATAAATGATTACAGTAAAGTTCAAAAAGAAAAACAACCAAATTTATTGGTATCAAGTGACTGGTCATGCAGGCTTTGCAAATATTGGAAATGATATTGTATGTGCTGGGGTTTCTGTCTTATATATCACAGTTACTAATGCATTGTTATCATTCGGGAAAACTTTTGAGCGTGATGAAGGATATTTTATACTTGATCCAACAGATAAAGAGTTAGCAAGCCTTAAGATACTTCATGATGGAATTGTTTCAATAGCTGAACAATACCCTAAACATGTAATAGTAGAGGAGTAAAAAGAATGTCTGACTACTGGCAAAAAAGAGCGATTAAAGCCGAAAAGAAAGTAAACGACGGTGCTAAACAGCTTGAGGAAGTCGTAGCACAGGCATACAAACAAGCTCAATCATATTTAACAAAACAGATTGCTAAATTATTTAGTCGAACTAAGCAACAAACGGAACTGACAGATGATGAAGCAAAAAGAATGCTTAATGAAACTGTTCCTGTTTCTGAATTAGTTGAGCTTAGGAGATTAGCTAAAGATATCAGCAATCCTGATTTGCAAAGAGAAGCTAAAAAGCGGCTCACAGGACTAGCTCTTAAATCAAGAATTACTCGTGCAGAAGATTTAAAAGCAAAGTCTTATCTAGTAACAAAACAAATTGCGGATGTTCAGCTTGATAAGCAGACATCTTTTTATGTTGACACGATAGATGAAGCTTATAAAGAAACTTCTGCAGAAACGATTATTCGTGAAGCTCAAGCAGATGTAAAGAATGGCATTGTTAAAGAAGTCTGGAACAAGAAAGATTATAAGTTCAAAGAACTATCCACCAAATCTGTGGAAAACATTCTTGATAGCCACTGGCTAGGAAGTAACTACTCTAAAAGATTATGGGGAGATACTGAAGCTTTAGCCAAAAGATTAGAGCAGCTCTTCACGGTTGAAGCTTTAACTGGAATGAGTGAGTTTCAGATAGCAAAGGCAATTGCTGGTGAATTTGACCGCTCAATTAACGTTGCTAGGCGTTTGATTCGTACTGAAGCGAATTACATGGCGAACCAAGCAAAGCTTAAATCGTGGCAAAACAATGGTGTTGAGAAGTATCAAATCATTGCTATTTTGGACTTGAGAACATCACAAATTTGTCGTCATAAAGACCATAAAGTTTTTCTAGTATCTGAAGCAGTTGTAAACGGGGCAGAAGGGACATATCCACCTTTTCATCCGTGGTGTCGTTCAGTTGCTTCAATGTATTCGGAGCGGCTAAATAACATAGTACGCAAAGCGCTTGACCCTATCACTGGTAAAACATTTGATATTAAAGGAAGTACAACTTACAACGAATGGATGAGTAAACTAAAATCAATGCATCCAGATGTTGAATTTAAAAGTAGCAAATGGGGTGATCTAACATCTCGCAGTTATGCGTGAAATAACAACTACTTAAAAATATAGAGCGTTTGTCACTGACAGGCGCTTTTCTTATGTCCAAGCGTGAAGACTTTAAAAGCTTCGGAAGTGCAAGCATTGAACCACTTAAAAAGCAATTGGAAAGGATTAATAACATGATTGAAAAATTACTTAAGTTCAACTTACAACGCTTTGCAGAAGATGGAGACCAACAGGACCCTGCAGACCCTAAAACTCCTGAATTCAACGCTGACAGTTTGACTGATGAACAAGTTGCAACAATCAAAGAAAAGTTTGGTCTTAAAGATGATACTGATGTTGATTCAATTGTTAAGTCTAAACGAAGTCGTTGGCAGAAGGAACTTGAAGAAGAAAAAAACGAAGCTGCTCGACTTGCCAAACTTTCGGAAGAAGAACGCCAACAAGCGCTGATTCAAAAAGAAAAAGATGACTTTGAACAAGAAAAAGCCACCTTTCGTCAAGAACAGTTGCTTGTAGAAAAAGGCAAACAACTTCAGGAAATTGGCATTCCAAGTGCTTTCGCTGCTCGTATTCAAGGAAATACTGCTGAGGAAGCTATTAAAGATGTCAAATCTTTCAAAGCTGAATGGGATAAAGCCTTAGAAGCAGCGGTTAACGAAAAACTCAAAGCTTCTGTTGATACTCCTCTTGGTGGAGGTGCCACGCCAGGGAAACCAGTTGATATTTCAACCTTAACTTATGAAGAAGCACTGGCACTGAAAAAAACAAATCCAAAAGCCTACGAACAGGCTACAAAATAAGGAGAAAAAACATGAAAAACAAAAAACTAAAATTCAACTTGCAACGCTTTGCTGGCAATGTAGTAACGTTCTTGAACTCACAAGTTGACCCCGAAGTTATGGGACAAATGGTAGCTGCTCAATTGCCTAAAGCTATTAAGTTCTCAGGAATTGCTCCAATTGATACAACTCTTGCTGGTCAACCAGGTTCAACAATTACATTGCCTAAATTTAAATACTCTGGTGATGCTAAAGTCGTTGCCGAAGGTGCTGCGATTCAAATGGACGAATTACAAACCGCAACTCAAACTGCCACAATCAAAAAAGTTGCTAAAGGGATGGCTATTACTGATGAAGCGGTGCTTTCAGGTTATGGTGATCCAGTTGGGGAAATTCAACGTCAAATCCGTATGGCCATTGCATCGGCTGTAGACAATGAAATTGTAGCAGTTGCTGGTACCGCAGCCCTTACTGTAGTAGCCGATGTTAACCTTGATTTGATTGACAAATTAGAAAATACATTTGTTGAAGCTCCTGATGCGCTCGAAGAACAAGGATTTACTCAAGGAGTCCTTTTTGTTTCATATAAAGATGCTGCAACTTTGCGCCAAGCGGCTGGCGTTAACTGGACCCGTGCTTCTGAACTCGGAGATAATATCCTTGTTTCTGGTGCATTTGGTGAAGTCCTTGGTTGGACAATTGTTCGTTCTAAAAAAATTAATGACGGATCACCAATTGCTGTTAAACCAGGTGCAATGAAAACATTCTTAAAACGTGATGTTCTTGTTGAATTTGATCGTGAAATTACTAAAAAAGTAACACAATTCACTGGTGATGAACATTATGTTGTTGCAATCGTTGATGAAACAAAAATCGTTCGTGTTCAAGCTGCACCAATTTCTGTTACAGGGGTTACGATTTCACAAAAAACAGCGTCTATGAAAGTTGGAGCCACTAAAGAATTATCAGCAACCATTGCCCCAGACAATGCAACTAACAAAGCTGTTACTTATTCTTCTAGCGCTGAAGCTGTTGCAACAGTAAACGCTGATGGGAAAGTCACAGCCGTTGCAGAAGGTACAGCAAACATTACTGTAACTACCACTGACGGCTCAAAAACTGATGTATGTGCAGTAACTGTTACAGCATAGAATAATGGAATGAGGTAATCATGGATGAGAATAATGAACCGAAAACTAAAGCAATTGAACGTTTAAAAACTGATTTGGGCGTTGACGACACTAAGGCTACTGGTTTAATTGAGGATGCGGTTATTCTCGTCCTTGATTATACGAATCAGGATAAAATGTTGGATTCAATGTGGTTGTATGCTCGTCAGTTAGCCACAATTACTTTTAATCGTGAAAGTACCGAAGGAGAGTCTAGTCGTTCAGAAGGTGGCGTGTCTCAATCCTTTGTTGAAGATATCCCTTTAAATATCCAGCGTGGCTTGAATCGTTTCCGACTCGGAAAGGTGGTTAGTTTTTATGCGCCTGATGAAACGTGACTTAATTACTGTCTATTTAAGACGAGCAATGATTACGCAGGACGAAGAATTCAATGATGTAATAGCATGGGGAAGTCCTATAGCTCTTGAAATGAATGTTCAGTCCGCAAGCGGTGCTGTCAATGCCACAATTTATGGCTCAAAGCTTTCAAGTATGAAATCATGTAAATATCAAGGTAATGAGCTAAAAGAAGGCAGAGACGAAAACAGTGGAGTTTGCGTGTATGTTGATAAGGACAGTGACCCTGATTATAAAATCAAGTCGATTCAACATTATTCTACACACATCAATGTGATGTTAGAAAGGAACGATGAAATTGGGAGTTGAAATAAAAGGATTGTATAGGCTTAAACGAAAAATTAATGCCATGCCTAAAATCTTAAATGATGCTGTGAATGATGCGACTTACGAAATCACAGAGTTAGTTCGTTCTGCAGCAGAATTAAGACTGGCTTCTAGTATGAAATTCAGTTCTGGAGAATTGATTGGAAGTTTAAAGACTGAGGTTGTAGAAAATGCGGAAGGTAAAATAGTTGGGCGTGTCTGGTCGGATAAAGCTCAAGCCATTTATCGTGAGTTTGGTACTGGTCCAAATGGTCAAGCAAGTTCTAAAGATTTACCAGAAGGTGTTAACCCAGTTTATACTCAAACTCGTTGGTTTATTCCAGCTGAGGAAGTTGGAATTGACTTGAATGAAATCTATGGAATGCCTAAGATTACTATTCAAGGCAAAGAATTCTACATCACAAACGGTCAGCCAGCAAAACCTTTCTTATATCCATCACTGAAAGAAATACTTCCGCAAATGCCTGAGATATACAAAGAGCATGTCCAAAAGAAATTGAGGGAGCTTAAATAATGGAGAGAGTTGATATTAAAAATATTGCTGGCTCAGTTATGAGCGGTGTTTCAGAAATTAAAAAAATTGCAACGGACTATCCCTCGACTTGGAATACTTTTCCTACAGCTATTTACAGAACGGTTAACAACCCACATTTTGTAGATGGAAGTGGAGAGGAACTTCAAACAAAATGGTCAATCACAATTGAATTATATTCTAAAAGTAGTTTGACCACTATTGTTAATAATGTCATCGAACAATTTGGTGATATTGGTTTTACAGGCACGCAAAGAGATGCTAATACAGCAGATTTAAAGCGTGTCATTATTGAACTATCCGCAATCGTGGATAACAAAACAAAATACGTTTATTCGAAATAGGAGGAAATAAACATGGCAACAGTAGCAGGATTACTTTCAAAAGATACAGTCCTTTCTTATAAAGATAGCTCAGGTTCAAAACCTGTCGCAGCAGTAAAATCTATCCCAGCAATGGGATCTGATCCTGAAAAAGTAGATGTTACTCACTTAGGTTCAGCTAAGAAAGCATATATTGCAGGGATTCAGGATTCAGATAATTTGGAATTCGCAATCATTTATCAAGGAGACAACTTCAAAGATGTTGATACTTTGGTCAAAGCTGGTAAAGCAGTTGAGTGGACAGTGACTTATCCTGATGGTATGAAAGTTGACTTTACTGGTCAACCATCTTATAAATTTGATGGTGTTGAAGTCAACCAAGCACTTGGATTTAATTTAGTAGTGGTTGTATCAGCAGGCCCTACATTTACACCAGCACCAGCTGGCCTTGGTGTTTAATTTAGCAATTAAAGGTTAGTCAGAGTGGCTAGCCTTTTTATTTTTTTATAAATATAGAAATCGGAGACACAAAAATGACAAAAGAAAATATCGTAAAACTTCCTGGAACTAAACAATTTGAATTTGGTGGATTGAATCTTCAATTGCGATTGGATGGTAAATCTATTATTGCGATTGAAAAACGCTTGGACGAATCACTTATGGGTCTTTTTGTAAATGGTCAAGGTGGTTTTAAATTGCCAGCAACAAACAAATTATTGGTAGTGCTTCAAGGTGCAAACCAAACAAGCCGAGTTTCTGATTCAGATTTAGTTAACGCTTTTGAACGTTTTGTTGAAGCAGGAAACACTACTTTTGATTTGTTCAACGCCATTCAAGAATTGCTTGATGAAGCGGGTTTTTTCGGCAAGGACAAGAAGGAGAACGAAGCGACAAATGGGGAATCTCTGGACAACGAACCAGAAGCACCGAGCGAACTCCTTTAAAAACCTACAACAATTTATCCAGCATGCTTGAGGATTTATACCCTCAGGCAGTTGAAGCTGGTATTTCTTCTACAGATTTTTGGGCGATGACTTTTGATGAAATTATGGTCCAAGTTGAAGCGAATAAAAAAAGGCATGAGAACGAGCTAAAAGAGAAAGCGATGTTTGATTATACTCAACAAAGGCTTGGTATCTATGCTTTCAATGATCCAAAGAATTTTCCTAAATATGAAGATGCCTACCCTTTCTTGAATCAACTCAAGGAAGAAGTAGTGCAAGCTGTATCTGAGGAAGAAGAAAAGAAAAAAGCGATGCTTACTGACCAAGAAATCATGCGACAAAATGCAATGTTAATTCAGGAAACTCGTAAAAGAAAAAGTCAAAAGATAAATTAAAAAATATTGAATAGAAAAGGAGGTGAGAAATATGGAATTAGAAACGCTAGAGATACTGTTTGATGCAAATACTGCAAAAATGGATGAAGCGCTTAGTAAAGTTTTACCTCGTGTAGAAGCAATTATGTCAAAGTTTGAGAATATTACTGGGAAGTCTATGAAAAAGACTGAAGATAATCTGAATATTGATAAAGGTGCAACACAATTTGGTAAACAGTTAGAAAAAATGAATCAGACTTTTGAAAAGATGATGGGTCATCTTGAAAGTTCTTCTAAGAAATCATCAGAAAGTATTGGAAATAATTTATCTACTGGGTTTAAGAAAGCACGTCCTAAAGTATCAAAAGAAATTGATGCCATGCTAAATGAAATTAATGCAAAAATGGGTCAAGCTAAAGCCGCTCAAGAAAAAGTGGCTTATCTTAAATCACAGCGTCAAAGTTCTTCAGCAAAAGGAGATGGCGGTCAAACGGTCAAATATGATGACCAGATTGCACGGGCTCAGGCATCAATGGTTAAATACCAAGACCAAGCAAAAAGTCTTGCTAGATCAATGAAGACTGAGTTTGATGCAGTGCCTTCATCTTTAGAACGAATTGCAAAAGTAATGGATGCCAATGAAGCTAAATATTACACAATGCGTGAAAGTGTTCGAGCTTTGCAAAAGGAATATCAATATCAATTGAAACCAGTCGGAAGTTTTGATAAAGGTTTTAAAAATGTTGATACTCCAGACTCATTGAAAACTGCTCAAAAAATGCAAGCACAGTCTGACAAAATGCAGAAGCTAGCAAGCAGTAATGATGTTCTGCAAAAGGAATATCAAAGAACAGAAGAACGTGCAGAGTCATTAAGAAAGGCAATCGGACGAATTAATTCAGTTCTTAGTCAATCGTCAATGGCAACTGGAACAGCTGCAGCTGGAGCTAGTATGACAGGTTCAGGATTGAAACAATCTGAGCGTGCTGTTTCTAAATATGGCGGAGTGTTCAACCGCATGTCAAACTCAATTTCTCACGGTGCTGGAGGAATTGGAAATGGATTGAAAAATTCATTTGGAATATTAGATAAATTTGGAAATCTCTTTTCGAGAAATTCAAACAAAGTCACACAAGGCACCCGTAGTATGTCTATGGGTAACAATGCATTTCTTCAGTCTATGAAATATTTGTTGCCTTCATTAATTGTTTATCAATTAATTGGTGGAGCGATAAGTAAATTAGCTGGCGGAATGATGAGTGCATTGAAGACAAACGATCAGTTTTCTAACTCACTTAATCAGATTAAAGTCAACTTGATGACCGCATTCTATCCAATTTATACAGCCATCTTACCTGCAATTAACGCTATGATGAGCGCTATTGCTACGTTAACAGGACAGCTTGCAGCCTTCATTTCACAGTTGTTTGGTACAACTTATCAAGCTTCTAAAAAAGGAGCTGAGGGGCTGTATAATAACGTTCAAGCAATGAATGATACAGGTTCATCAGCGACTAAAGCGCAGAAAAAAGTTGATAAACTTCAACGTTCACTCATGGGATTTGATGAGATTAATCGTATTGGTTTGCAAGACAAAACTGATGATGATACTGACAAAGGCCAAGATACAAAAGCTCCAGGTATTGATTTTGGGGCTGCTACTGGTAATTATTCAACTCCTAAATGGATGAAGGATATGCAAGCCTTGCTTAAAGACTTCTTCAAACCTTTCCAAGATGCATGGAAAAACCAAGGACAAAAGGTTATTGATGCGTGGAAATATGCACTTGGAGAAGTTATTGGTTTAGCAAGTGCTATTGGAAAATCCTTTATGGAAGTCTGGACAAATGGTACTGGCCAAAAATTCATTGAAAATCTATTAATTTTACTTGCGGATGTTCTTGGCATTATTGGTGATATAGCTAAAGCTTTTAAAGACGCCTGGGAAGATGATGGACGTGGCACAACATTAATACAAACAATTTTCGATATGTTCAATAGCATTTTTGAACTTTTACATTCTATTGCCGGAGCTTTTCGAGATGCTTGGAATGATGGAACAGGGGAAGCTATTGCAGCAAATTTATTAGAAATATTCACAAATATTTTTAAAACAGTAGGTAACCTTGCAGATCAATTTAAGAAAGCGTGGGAGCAAGGAGGTACTGGTAAAGATATATTCTCTATTATTTTGGGGATTATTAATGATTTACTTGGGCATATTAATAAAATGACAGGTGCTACAGCTGATTGGGCAAAAACATTAGACTTTACACCGTTACTTAACGGAATTAAAAAGTTACTTGAAAAAATCCAACCCCTCTCTGATAATATTGGAGCTGGCCTAGAATGGTTTTACAAAAATGTACTCTTGCCATTAGCGGGATTTACTATTCAAGATTTAATCCCTGCCTTCTTACAAGCTTTAGGTGGAGCTATAGATTTTGTAAATGGAGTAATTGAGGCACTTAAACCAGCCTTTAAATTCTTTTGGGATAGTTTTTTGAAACCTATCGCAGAGTGGACAGGCGGAGTAATTGTCGACGTATTAAAAGGACTCGGAGATGTTCTTTCAATCATTGGAGATTGGTTATCTGAGCATGGAGAAGGGTTCTCTAATTTTGTTATAGCATTAGGAACATTTGCTGCTGTCATTAAAGTTATCGGGGCAATTGGCACAGTTATTGAAGTGCTTTCAGGAATATTCACTTTTCTCGGTAGTATTGGAGGCCTTGGGGGCGTTTTATCAGCTGTCGGAACTGCTATAGGAGGGATCGTCAGCGTTTTAGGAGGCCCCATAACTTTGGCAATAGCAGGGGCTATCGCTGTCGGCGTCCTCTTATATAAAAACTGGGACGAAGTTTCAGAAGCAGCCTCAAAAATATGGGGAGGCATTTCAAAAACAATTGGCGGACTTGTTGATGGGATAAAAAAAACAATAAGCAACATTTGGGAATCTATCACCAAAAAAACAAGTGAGATTTGGAACGGAATTAAAGATTTCTTTTCAAAATGGGGAGCAGATATTCTTATCGTTCTCCTTACAGGACCTGCTGCTCCGTTTATTTTACTAGCAAAAGGAGTGGTTGAGCACTGGGATAGTATTAAGAAAAGTACAGGGGAGGTTTGGAATAAAGTCAAATCAACTGTTCATGATGTTGCTGATTCCATAGCCTCAAAAGTATCTAATAAATGGAATGAGATAAAAAGTGGTACTGGTAATGCATGGGATAATGTGAAAACATCAGTTTCTAATGCTGCTAATACTGCAAAAACAAATGCTTCAAATGCGTGGTCTAATATGAAAGATAGAATGGGTGGTTACGCAAACTCTATTAAATCTACAGCCAAAAGTGCATTTGATAGTGTTGCTTCGTGGGCTTCCGATATGGGAAGAAAGATCGGCTCAGGTCTTGAAAGCGGAGTAAATGCAGTCAGAAGAGGTGCAGCCGCAATCGGTAATGGTATTGCTGGAGTTATTGGTAGTGCAGTTAATGGAGTCATTGACGGTATTAATTGGATTCTCAACAAAGTTGGAGCTAACGGTAACTTAGGGCATTGGAAGGTTCCCACCTTTAATGCTTATGCCAATGGTACAAATGCTCACCCAGGAGGACCAGCATTAGTAAATGATGGCTCAGGGAGTCAATGGCAAGAGATGTATCGGACACCGGATGGTAAAACTGGGCTATTCCCTAAAGTGAGAAACCTCATGGTTGATTTACCAAAAGGAACCCAAGTATTGAGCGGTGCTAAAACTGCAAAAGCAATGTCAGGAATGCCTGCTTATGCAAACGGTATCGGTAATTGGATGGGTGAGAAATGGAATCAAGCCAAAGAAATGGTTGGCGATATTTGGGACTATGCTACTCATCCAGAAAAGATTTTAAACATTGCAATAAGCAAGTTTACTAACCTTTCTCAAGCAGTTGAACCTGCGTTATCTATTGCGACTGGTGGTATATCTACTATAGCTAATGGAGCGATGGGAATGATTAAAAAGGCATTCTCAGAAGGTTCAGAAAGCCCATCTGGTACTGGTGTCGAACGTTGGCGACCAGTTATTAAAAAGGCTTTGTCAATGAATGGTGTATCTACATCATCAAACTATGTTAATGCTTGGCTAAGACAAGTTCAAAGCGAATCAGGAGGTAATGAGAAAGCCGTCCAAGGCGGTTACACTGATATCAATACAATTACTGGTGACTTGGCCAAAGGATTGTTACAAACAATCTCGGCTACTTTTAATGCAAATAAATTCCCAGGCCATGGAAATATCTTTAATGGATATGATAATGCACTCGCTGCAATTCATTATGCAATGGGGCGTTACGGTGATCCTGGTATGCTTCAAGTGACTGGGCATGGACACGGTTATGCAAAAGGTACGCCGTATGTTCCTGAAGATCAATTAGCAATGATTCATGAAGGAGAAATGGTTGTTCCTGCTAAATATAATCCTTATAACTCTATTAGTGATTTCAAATCATTTGAAACTTTGCAATTGCCTGAAATGTTCACAGACAAGCCAACTGATTACAGCAATTCTGGAAGCTTTGGTGGAGGACAAGATGTATCAAATTATGGTTTGGCAAATATGAATGGTTCATTAACAAGTGCCATCATGTTGCTTGTTCAATCTTTAGGCGCACAAACTAGCCAAACTTCAAATGGAGATATTGTGATAAATATCGGAGGCAGAGAGTTTGGAAGAATTGCAGTTTCAGAAATCAATAAATATCATCAACAGCTTGGGTACACTGAGCTTAATATTTAGAAGGAGGGATTATGTCTGCCGAATTACAATTTAATGGAGTGACGGTCAAAACTCCTAAAGAATTCAGCGTCAGTATTTCAACAATTGACGCTGACTCCTCAGGGAGAAATGCAAATGGAGAAATGGTAAGAGATGTCATTGCTCAAAAAACTAAATTAAACATTAAATGGGGCCCGTTAAGTGACTCGGAAGTGTCTGATATTTTGCAAAGAATTAATCAACCATTCTTCGTAGTAATCTATCCAGACCCACAAATTGGAAGACAAAGAAGTAAAACCTTTTATGCTGGGGATTCTACAATGCCTTCTTACTCATGGAATGATAAGTTTAAAGCGATGAAGTGGGAAAACTTATCTGTAAACCTGATAGAAAAATAGGAGGATAAAAAAATGTTAAATGTCTCAGATGATTTTAACAAAGCCATGAAAGCAGAAAATCGAAGATTTGAGACCCGAGTAAAAGTTGGTGATAGAATTTTCACTAAAAATGATATTAACAGTTGGGTTTATAGTGGCGGTTCTATTTCTGGTGAGACATTTCAAATAGGTTCAACATTTTCGAATTCTATAAAAATAGAATTTTGTTCAATACTTGAAAATATTAAAGAGCTGACAGAAGTCACTGTGGAAGTGGGAATAGCAACTTATGATGCAGATTATAATTATGATAATATCCCTCCTGAAAAAGTGGGAAGTGCAAGAGTGGGCTATGCTAAATTGATTCATTATAAACCGACGGTTTATGAATATGTCTCAATTGGAACTTTTTATGTCACTAAGTGTGACCCAGATAGAAACGAGAATAAAACGACACTTGAAGCGAGTGATCGTTTTGTTTTTTTAGAAAATGAGTATGTTTCTGAACTGACCTATCCTGCTTCTATTCGAGATGTTGCGTTAGAAATTGCAAATAAAAGTGGTTCGATTATTAATGAAACAAATTTTTCAATGATTAGTACTTCAAAAATAAATAAACCTGAGGGCTATACTTTCAGGCAAGCAATAGGTTTAATTGCTCAGTTTGAAGCCGGTTATGCAAGGTTTAGCCGAATAAATCAATTGGAGATCATGCAATTAATTGACCCTAAATTTGCTGTTTCTCCCGCAGAATATTTCCAAAAGGGACTAACTAAAAATGAATTGATGTACAAAATTGGCGGTATCTCTTGTACTGTCTCTGTTCAAAGTGAAAGCGGGAATGAACAAGTTACTTATTTAGCTGGTAGTAATACTGGTCCTCAGATTGTTTTAGAAAATAAAGTAATGACTCAAAGTTTGCTTGAAACTATTTATCAAAAAATAAGTAATGTCAATTTTTATCCCTTTACTTTAAATTGGAGAGGTAATCCAGCACTAGAAACTGGCGATTGGTTAACACTTACTGATAGAGATGGTACACCATTTAAAACCCCTAATTTAAGCTATACTCTGACATTTAAAGGAGGGCTGACAGCAACGAGTTCAGCGAACACTAACTCCTCTGCTCAAACAGTATCAGCTTACACTCCTCCGCTTAATCAAATTATTAAAGATATTAATTCTCGTGTTGATGCAGCTGGTAAAAATTCAATTTATGACGGAACAGAGGAACCTCCTTATCCCAAAGAAGGGGATATTTGGTTCAAAAAGAATGGTCCTGATGATGAAATATGGATTTATACAAAACTTGCGGACGGAACTTACGATTGGGTAATGACTACTTCTACAAGATTATCTGATGAAATCCAAGAAAAAATCGACAATTCCGTCCCCTCTGATGAGATTGTAAAAACAATCAATTTATCAGAAGAAATGGACGGTAAAGAGTGGTTAAAAATTACGGGTGCAAAAATTTGGCTAACTGATCAAACTCGAATAGATGATGCTATCATCCAAGATGCTATGATTGGAAATTTGAGTGCTTCAAAACTGACCGCTGGAACTATTAACGCTTCGGATGTAAACATCATTAATTTAAATGCTTCGAATATATCAACTGGAACTTTGACAGCTGTTGATATAGAAGGGGTAAAAATCAAGGGTTCTAAAATCACTTCTGCGGGAGATGTTTTTTCAATGCTTCAGGATAACGGAGCAATTACTTGGATAAGAAATAGCGATGGCAAAGAAATTTTTAAATTTTATACCACGTTAATTAATTTGCAAGAAGGAAATGTTCGACTTGATGTTTCTGATTCTGGCTCTTTATCCATATATAGTCAGAAAACGGATAAAGATTTCTTACATTTTTCAGCCGTAGGGAACACTATGTCATGTTCTGCAGATTTAGATCGATTGCAAATAACAGGGGTTAATAATTCGCTATCATATACTCCAACAAACTTTGAATATCAATCTGATGGTAATAATCGTCCTAATTTAAGAATTGGAGAAACTGGGTTTAAAATTGGGAGCGATGCGACCTACTTATCAGGAAGTAATAATGGCTCAATAACAGCAGTGGCAAGTGCTTTAAACATTTTAAGTAATGTTAAAATTAGCCAATTTGCTAATATTAGTGGAAATCTTAGTGTTAACGGAAGTTTAAGCGTAATTGGTTCAAAAAATGCGGCTCATGTCACGAGAGATGGACTTAGATTAACCCCAGCTTATGAAACCGCTGAATCATATCTAGGTGATATTGGAATAGCAGAGACTGGTGAAGATTGTACAATTATTATTCCTATCGAAGAACATTTTTCTGACGTTATTAATACTGATTATGAATATCAATTGTTTTTGCAAAGTTATAGTGAAGGATTTGCTTATGTTTCATCAAGAGATAAAACGAGTTTTACAGTAAAATCTTCCGTTGCTAATCTTCCTTTTACATGGGAAATCAAAGGTAAAAGGAGAGGTTATGAAAATGACCGTTTGATTTTAACTAATATGAAGTATGAAGAAATAAAACAAATTGAAGAGAGAAAAACGAAAGAGGAGGAAGTATGAATAAAGAAATTGATGCAGAAAAAGTGATTAATAAATTATTATCTAAAGTTGCTCATCTAGAATTTGAAAATGCCAAATTATCGGTATTAGTTGAAACTTACGAACAAGAAAGTTCTCAGGAGGTTAACAAATAATGAGTTACGAAAAACAAACCTGGAATAAGTATGACGATTTAAAAACTGAGGAAGAAAATATCGAAAATGGTGCGGTTGTTACTGATAATCGTATGAACCATATGGAAACTGGTATTGGTGACAATGATACTAATCTTGCTTCACATCTTGCGAATACAGCTAATCCACATAAAGTCACGGCTGCACAAGTCGGGCTTGGCAATGTTCAAAACTTTGGTTTAGCTACAGAAGATGAGGCTAAGCAGGGAATTAGCAATGCTAAATATATGACCCCTAGCCTTACTCAAGCGGTATTATCAGCTAATATTAATTCAACTGCCTACGCTAACAGTGCAGACGGCACGGACAGGTTCACGACTGTTTATCCGAATTTGAATTTGTCAAATAACACTCAATTAAACTATGATAATTTGCCGACAGGTATTTCGAATGGTAGTGGAACAGATAAATCAGAGAAAATAGCTATAACTGATTTATCTGGATTTTCTTGGGGTAGAAAATACACGCCATCGACAAGAGTTGCTCGATCTGGTATGAGAGTTGTGTCTGATGTAAGTAAGTTAAAAATTGGCGACACTATAACCAATTCATTTTGGGTAAAAAACATAGGGAATAGACCTATAAAGTTTGTGTCTCAAATAGGGTTCAGATACGGAAACGAGTCAGAACCTAGCGAGGGAATTGCTACCGGTTGGAATTATACTGGTGGTAGCGATATAGAAGTTAAAAATGATAGTAAATGGACTAAAATAACATTTACTACTACTATTCCACAGCCTACAGTTTCTTCTGATAGGACAGGAGACATTCTCAAGTCTGTGGTACATTACTGTTATTCATCTGTTGCTATGATGCCTTTAGCAGTGACCGATACATTTATTATATCTCCACTCAAATTAGAGATTGGCTCAACCGCAACACTATACATGCCATCAGCTAGCGAAGTCACAACTGCTGACTGGCCGAAGTATGTAGGTTTCAGCAACACTGTAAAAACAAATAAGTCTGCTAGCGATTATACTTGGTTTCCCGTTAAAGATTCAGAACTAACAAATAAAGTTGAATCTCATATCAACAATAAAGCTAATCCGCATGCAGTAACCGCAAGCCAAGTTGGGGCTTACTCAAAACAGGAAATAGATACAAAGTTATCAAAAGCTGTAATGGCAGATGAATCTGGGAAAGTGATATTAAAAGATTTTGAAGTAACAACAATTTCTGAAACGGTAAATATTGGTAACGGTCTGTCGCTGAATTTTCAGCGTAAAGGAGAATTTGTTATAGTTCGTTTTTCAGGGTCTTTAACTGCTATTAATAGTGGTACATATTTTTCAACAGCGGTACCGGATCAGTGGCGGCCAGATGGAATTAAAGAATTGATTGGTCACTTTGCATCAGGCGCTTTAGCATTCCACGTCGATTTGGAAACAGATGGTCGAGTAAAGTGGTGGGGTGCTTCTGGAGCTACTGGCGCTCCACGGGGTACTGCTATGTACTTTTTGAAATAAAGTAGAAAGAAGGGGTAATGGAGGAAAAAGCATGGTAAGAAGTTTTTGAATAAATTATAAATAATTAATAAAATAATGGACCTATCAATGGATAGGTTTTTAATATGGAAGGAAAATATAAATTGGAGTATCAATTATTGGGAGTTTCAGGACTAATCTTAATCATTTTAGGACTGACATGGTTAAAAGATGGGGAGAAAATGGACCCACCTTTGAGAAAAAGAATTATTATCGATTTAACAACAATCGCTTTGTTTTGGATTGTATTTGAGTTTTGGCATTTCTCAAGCTCAAGAGCTTATGAAAATGAAGTAAATTGGATTATTAACGGTTCACTTGCTTTCTTTGGTGCCCGAATGATTCAATTGATTTGCCAAGTAAATCCGATGTTTCAAGAGTTGGTAAATTATTTGAAATCTAAGAACGGCAAAACAGATGTTATTGAAAATGAAATTACGGAGGAAAATAAATGAAAAAAGTAATTAAAAAGGCTGCCATTGTTATGGTAGCTTTCTTTGTTGTCGCAGCAAGTGGACCAGTGTTTGCGGCTGTCGGTGACCAAGGTGTGGACTGGTCAAAATATAACGGAGACTACGGGAACTTTGGTTATGACCATGATAAGTTTGCGATTGTTCAAATTGGCGGAACTTATCATGGTTCATTTGCAGACCAAGCGCCTTATTCAACACAAGTCGCATCCGCAATTGCTCAAGGAAAAAGAGCGCACACTTATATTTGGTATCAAGTCGGAGGTTCGCAAGAAATTGCAAAGGCAGCACTTGACCGCTATTTGCCAAAAATTCAAACGCCTAAGAATTCCATTGTAGCTTTGGACTATGAAAGTGGAGCAAGTGGAGATAAGCAAGCAAATACTGATGCGATTCTTTACGGAATGCGACGTGTAAAAGCTGCTGGATATACTCCAATGTATTATTCTTACAAGCCTTACACTTTGGCCAATGTCAATTATAAGCAAATCATCAAAGAATTCCCTAACTCATTATGGATTGCGGAGTATCCCAATTATGAAGTGACCCCAGTTCCAAACTATAGCTTTTTCCCAAGTATGGACGGAATCTCAGTATTCCAGTTCACATCAACTTATGTTGCAGGAGGACTTGATGGGAATGTTGACTTAACTGGAATCACCGATAAAGGCTATGAAAACGGAAATGCAACTAAACCTGATACCGATACACCAGCCACTGATGAAGGACAGGATGCGAACGAAGTGACACCAAGCGAAATTAAAGAAGGTATGACTGTCACAATCAAGTTCAGTGCAACAACTTATTCAACGGGTCAAGCAATCCCTAAATGGGTTAAGGAAAACTCATATAAAGTGCTTCAAAAATCAGGCAATAAAGTCTTGCTTGATAATATCATGAGCTGGGTTGCAGCAAGTGACGTTCAAGCGCTAGATACAGGTGGAAGCAATTCAACTGGGAATACTCAAACTCACATTGTCCAATCAGGCGATACTTTGAGTGGGATTGCTTCAAATTGGGGCACAAACTGGCAAGAATTAGCACGTCAGAACAGTTTATCTAATCCAAACATGATTTATACTGGTCAGGTTATTGGCTTCACAGGCGGTCAATCTGGGGCTACAGCACGAAGCTACACCGTACGTTCTGGCGATAATCTTTCATTAATTGCCAGTCGATTGGGAACAACAGTTCAAAGTTTAGTTTCAATGAATGGCATCTCAAATCCTAATTTGATTTATGCTGGTCAAACTCTAAATTATTAAAAATTATGCCTGACTTTCTGTCAGGCTTTTTTTGTTTAATATTTTTTGATAAACTAATTGTAAAAGGTTGGGAGTAGACTTATGGAAAAATCGAGCAATACAATAACATTTAAAAAGTCATTAAAAGATTCGAGTTTAGCTGCGGCTACTCTGCTTGTGTTAAGAATGATTCATAAATTACTGTTTAATTATGCTGAAACGAAGAATTATTTTCATCAATTATTTTCCGCTGATAATTTAGTATTAGCATTATTTGTTTCAATATCTACAGTGATATTTATTTTGATAATAATGTCTTTTATATTTGGGATAGTTTACTATACTTATCGCAAAATCAAAGAAAAAGTTCTCAAAGAATAAATTAACCCCAACTCTTTGGGGACTACTACAAAATTTTAAGGGAAATGCTTATAAAATGACATTAAAATTTAAATATAATTCTTTTTGGGAAGGTAAATAGCAATGAAAAAAATATTCTTTGGTTTAGTTGCAGTGTTAGTAATGATTATTGGGGCTGGTTGTGGTTGGTATAAAGTGAATTATGGGACTACTCCATATTATGTTCAACTTACCCAAGATGGTAAGAGCGAGAAAATAACCTACAATGACGGAACTTCTGGTACTATCTATCGTTATAATTTAACAGGTTACGACAAAAGTGGAAAAAGCCAACAGGTAAAATTAATAGAATCCCGAATCCTCAAGCATGATGCATATCTAAAAGCAGCATACAGTAAGAAGGAAAATGTGATTAGCTGGGAGGAAGTAAAAAAATCAGAAGTACCAGTAGCAGCTTTGGAAGAATTAAACAGTAGAAAATAATTACCCCTGACTTCGTGATGTGACCCCCAAAAGTTAGACTTTTT